ATTTGCGCCCTCATTGATTGCGAAGCCGTACAGGGTAAGAGCTTCGACGATCCAAACGTTTTGGAACCCAACTTCAAGTGGGTGTTTGAAACTACCGAAGTTGGTGACGATGACGGCCAGCCATTTAGATTTATCCAGTACACCAAGACCTACTACGGGAACGAGAAAGCCAAACTGACAATCCTGCTTGATGGCATGGTTGGACGCATGACTAACGCGCAGTTTGCCGCACTTGACATCGAAGCGCTCAAGGGCAAGTCATGGCAAGTAGTGGTAGGCACCCGCCAGAAGATGAACGGGGAACTTACCAACGTCATCGAGACAGTTAAGCCCGTAAAGGTTGCAGCTACAAAGCCCCTCAAGAAGGCCGTGGTTGTGGCTGATGACATCGAAGACCCGTTCGGCGAAGACTAGTGCAACAGCACTACCGCACTACAAAGATTCAAGCCCTCAGCGTCATTGACGACTGGGGGTTGGACTTTGCAACAGGCAACGTGGTCAAGTACCTGCAGCGTTGCCCACACAAAGGGACGGCTAATGCTGACAGCATCAAGGCACTCTGGTACATGGCATATGCCGTTACCAAAGACACGGCTTACGCTGATCGGATAGCCAGGGAAGCCGAGGAGATAAGTAAATGAAACTATTGACCGCTGAACAAAAAGAACAACTCGCAGACACAATGCGACAAATTGAAGAACTTTATGAGCGTTGCGATCTCATGTGCAACGGAAAGATTCCGTATACACATTGGGCGTGTATCCGCAGAGCGCACATTAAAGCACAGGATGCAAGCTGCAAGGTGATGTGGTTTAGGCCATCAGACCTTCAAGGTAATGACAGCGCAAGGTTGTCGTGGAAGCTTGAAGACAAACGCACAGCAATGCGTGAACACTACAGCAAAATCCGATTAGATCGGCAAGCGGAAGGTACTAACCATGGCAATAGCATTTAGTATCGAAGAAAAGAAAGAACGCATCCGGCAAGCGATGGAAATCTACACCGCCACCGGGACATGGTCAAAAGCCGACAACATTGTCCGGCGGCAGAGCGTGGAGAAGTGGGTAAGAGACCCTGAGCTGCTGGCATACGCTACAAGTCTTGGTTACCAGCAGATGTGTACAGACGAGGTAGCAGGCTTTGCACCCGTAACAGCACACTACACCGCTCGGATGGCTTTCTCTGGTGCCTTGGTGCATATGAGGGACGGCAAGTATCTTTGCCGGGATGGCGCAAGAATCCACTACGCCATCAGCCACGGACAGATGGTGATGTACAAGCTTGACGGTGCTGGCAACCGGCATCATGCCGGCCCTGCTTACTTTAGAGGTGCTGATGTCATGGCTAACGACTGGATGGTAATAAGATGATACCTTTTGCTATTGGTGCTTTGGTGGGGGCTGGATCTATTGCCCTATACAACGAACTCTATACACGCTGGCTGTATGCTGATGTAAAGAAACGGGCTAAAGCTCAGGGTATGAGTAAGGAAAAACTGCGAGCTGCTATGCTTTGGGCTACCAGTGCCGAGATACGGAAGAATCTAGATGAGTAGAGTAATCAACAAGGAGATTGAGCAGGTCGCTATTGACCTGCTCAAGCACCACCCACGCAACGCCAACAACGGCGATGTGGAAGCCATCAAGAAGTCCTTAGCAGTCAATGGCTGGTACGGCTCTGTGGTTGTCAACACGGGGACTAAGCACATCCTAGCGGGAAATCATCGGGTGATGGCTGCCAAGGCTCTAGGTTGGGAAACCGTACCTGTTCAATGGGTTGACGTTACGCCAGAGGAAGAGCTGCGGATTCTTGTAGTAGACAACCGGACTACCCGTATCGGGCAAGATGACACAACCAAGATAACCGACATCCTGGCCGAGCTTGCGAATACGCCTATAGGCCTTGAAGGTACAGGGTACGGCGCAGCCGACCTTGATGCTTTGATTGATGAACTTGCTGGTACTGCTGACCCTGCCGAGTTGCTAACCGATCCAGATGAAGTGCCGGAGGAAGTCGAGACACGATGCAAGCCTGGAGACCTTTGGATTCTTGGTAGGCATCGATTGCTTTGCGGTGACAGTACCAAGGCAGATGACGTGGCACGGCTTATGGGAAATGAAAAAGCATGTGCAGTGGTGACAGATTCACCATATGGCATTAATCATGAGGGCATACAAAACGATGATCCTGAGGGTTTGCGTAAACTATTTGATGACATGTTAAATGTTTTACCTATTGAAAATGCAATTGTGATTAATTTTCAGTCTCCACGTCTTTTTCCTGTTTGGCTGGATGCCTTACGTAATTCTGGTCATAAATTTGAAAGAATGTTATGGTGGCGAGAAGTAGGGAACGCAAAACCGTGGCGAGGATTCAGAATGCAAGGTGAGGCGATATTACTTTCAAGTGTTGGTAAGCCTGTATGGGTCGAGTCTAGAAGTGATCCAGATACATTTGATGACTCAAATATACACAGAGATGGTCATCCTACACAGAAACCAGTAACGCTTATATCAGCACTTATAGGACACACATCAGGTAATATATTTGATCCTTTTTTAGGCTCTGGTACTACATTGATTGCAGCCGAGAAAACTAACCGCAAATGCTACGGGATGGAAATAAGCCCTAAGTATTGCGATGTGGTGATTCAGCGATGGGAAAACGCCACAGGGCAGAAGGCGGTGCTAGATGGCAGGTAGACCAACCAAGTACAACGAGGAAACAGAAACACGCATCACACAAGCACTCAGGGCAGGGAATACTCGCCGAGCTGCTTGCGCGTATGCTGGTATCTCACAGGATACATTTGCCAACTGGCTGAAATCTAATTCGCATTTTGCGGATGCTATAGAAAAAGCAGAGGGCGATGCCGAGGTACGCAACGTGGCTATCATCCAGAAAGCAGCTGATAGCACATGGCAGGCGGCCGCATGGTGGCTTGAACGTAAGCATAAGCAGGACTGGTCATCTAGGGTAGAGCAGACCGGCGCTGACGGTAGCCCGGTCAAGGTGATCGTGGAGTATTCGGACAAACCGATTGCCTGATATTCGATTAGTTTTACCAAGGCCGCATGAAGCCCAGCAGGTTATTCTGCGGGAAGCCAAGCGGTACAACGTCCTTGCCTGCGGGAGACGCTTTGGAAAAACCACCCTTGGCGGTAACTTGCTCAGTGACCCGGTACTGATTGACGGCTTGCCCTGCGCGTGGTTTGCACCTACCTACAGGCTCCTAGAAGAGGCATACAACGACCATAAGCGTATTTACCAACCTGTCATCCGGCGAGCCGTGCAGACACCTGCACCGCGCATCGAGCTTATAACCGGGGCGGCTATTGACTACTGGACACTTGATGACCCTAGCACGGTAGCCCGTGGCAGAAAGTACAAGCGGGTCATCATTGACGAAGCCGCTATGGCTAGACACTTGGAGCAAGCCTGGACTGAAGCCATACGCCCAACCTTGACAGACTACATCGGGGACGCGTTCTTTCTGTCTACGCCCAAGGGTAGCAACTATTTTAGAACGCTCTACAACCAAGCCGCCACCGATGATGACTGGATGTCTTGGCAGATGCCAACCACGGCTAACCCTTGGATAGATCCTGAAGAGGTAGGCAAGGCGGGTGAGTCTTTGCCGAGCATCGCTTTCCGGCAGGAGTATTTGGCGGAGTTTGTCGATGCTGCGGGCGCTCGTATCAAGCGGGAGTGGTTGCGCTACGGCGATTGCCCTGAAGGGTTGCCTACCTACATCGGGGTTGACCTTGCAATCTCTACTAAGTCTGAAGCCGACTACACCGGGGTGGCTGTTGTCTCCCGTGGTGATGATGGCACGATCTACGTTAGAGACATCAACCGCACCCGCGCGGACTTTGCTTCCGTGCTACGCTTCATCGAAGCCATGGCGGCTAAGTGGAATCCTAGCATGATCGGCATCGAGCAGGTGCAATATCAGGCCGCTGTAGTGCAGGAGCTTCTACGGCGTACGAAACTGCCTATCCGGGGCATCCGGCCAGACAGAGACAAAGTGACCCGCTTTGCCCCTTTAGAAGCCCGCTACGAGCAAAGCCAAGTGATGCACTGCCAAGGGCTACCGGCTTACTTTGAAGATGAGCTTTTGAGCTTCCCGGTTGGTCGGCATGATGACGTGGTGGATGCTTTGGCGTATGCTTGGCAGGTGTGCGGATCAAAGCGTTCTTGGGGAGCCGTCTAAAATATATATCTCTATACTCTTGATGTGTATACACTAGTGGTGTATATTATTGACATCAAGCAGGGAGATAGATAGATATGAACGAAGATACACGAAAGATGCTCATCAAGTTGGTTTATTCCTACACGAGCTTTCCAATCAGCAAGATGTACTGGATGTCAGATAAGGGTGAAATCACAACGTTGATTGTAAAGGGCGGACGCAAAACCTACTCAATCAAGTACAACCAAGGAACCGACCTTTTCGAAGGATACAACAGCAAGTTTGATAAAACGGAACTTTACATCGAACAACTCGCCGGATACATCGAAACCGCAAAGTAAGCCACAGGCCCCCGCAAGGGGGCTTTTTCTTTTTGTGGGATACTGGGAGCATGGGTATCTTTGACCGCTTCCTTGGGCGTAAGGCCGCCGCTAATCCTACACAAGCACTACCGCTGCCGTTGTCTCAGTCTAGGGACATCTACCTAACCGGGTACGGCTCTGGTCAGCTGCAAACATTGCTACGCCGGGCGCTCCCTGGTAGTACTAAGGACTGGGCTAGAGTTGCCGGTGACTTAGGCTTGAATGGCGTTGTCGCTAGTGCCATTGACTGGTACGTCAGGAACTACCCACAGGCCACGCCGCGCTACTACCGACCGGTAGATAGCCAGCAAGCGGAGCCGGTAGAAGACCACCCGGTGCTACAGCTCATGGCGCAACCGGATCCGATGATAATGGGTAGCCTTTTCTGGGGCTGGTGCATCCAAGACTACAAGTTGTTTGGTAATACCTACCTGCGAAAGATTCGCTCTTCCACCCGTGGCACCGTGACCGCTTTGCAGTTTCTACCGCAGGACATGGTTAGACCGGTAGGTAACGGCGTAAACCCTTTGACGCACTACATCTACACCACGGACGGCCGCTCTTTTGATATCCCGGTATCCGACATCATCCACATCCGGTACGGCAGAGACCCAAGCGATATCAGGATAGGCCGTGCGCCGCTTACCGCTGTCCTGCGGGAGATTGCAACCGACAACACGGCAAGCACGACCGCATACGGCTTGCTTGCTAACGGTGCTATGCCGTCTTTGATTGTCGGGCCTGATGCCAAAGAGACAACCGTAGACATGTCTATGGATGATGCGAGACAGGTAAAAAGGCAACTTCACGAAGACCTTACCGGGGACGGTTCAGGCGGCATCGTGGTTATGACCGGTGCCTACAAGATGGATCGGGTATCTCTTACGCCTTCCGAGCTTGCTCTGGACTCCGTGAGACGTGTACCGGAGGAGCGTATCTGTTCGGCCCTTGGCATCAATCCAATGGTCTTAGGCCTTGGTTCAGGCTTAGAGCGGTCTACCTATAGCAATTACGAACGCGCCCAGCAAGCGGCTTGGGAAGACGGCATGGTGCCTTTGCTCCGTACCTTGGCGGATGCCATTACCGCTGACCTTCTGCCGGAATACCCGGAGACACAGCAGGGTGATTACGTGATGTACGACCTCGAAACCGTACGGGCGCTTGCAGATGACTTGAAGGCGGAAGCCGACCGGGCCGAGAAACTGTACAAGGCTGGCATCATTGATCGGGCTGAAGCCAAGCGCATAGCAGGCCTTGAAGCCGTGCCGGAAGATGAAGGGCAACTACACCCAACGGCAATCCCCGTACAAAGCGGCGGTGGTTTTGAAGGTGCAGCCGTTCGGTCTTACGATGTAAAGTTCCGCCCAACAGAAGCAATGCGGACAGCGGCACAACGGGCGCTTGACTGGAAGGCTGAAGGATTCGATGGCGGGACACGGGTAGGGCTTGCGCGAGCAAACCAAATCGTCAACGGGGAGAAACTTTCCGAAGACACGATACTGCGGATGTACTCTTTCTTTGCTCGGCATGAAGTCGATAAGAAGGCCGAAGGTTTCAACGCTGGTGAAGAGGGGTTCCCTAGTCCGGGGCGTGTAGCCTGGGACTTATGGGGCGG